CTCGACCATGCAGGTGTTGAACCTTATGGCATAGAGAAAGTGAGAATACATTGAGAGATAGAATATTAGCTTTTATCGAACACTGGTCAAGCCGGATTCACAGCTGGGCCTGGGATAAGCGTTGGAAAGAACGCGATCCGAATGAATGGGTTAAAGGCTACCGTGAGTGGAAGAAAAAGAAATGTCCTCACAACTAAATAAGTACAAGGCGGGGAGTAAAAAGATAGTTAAAGTGAATAAGGGGAAGAAGTCCCCTAAACGCGAAGTGGGTCGTAAATGGGATGGTACGTCGCGGCCCTCGACGGATGATTATAGAAGGAACTGGAATGAAATTTTTAAAAATAATATGGGAGATCATTAAATCAATTGTCCTAATGACAGGATTAATTATTTTTGTTGTTGTTTGGTGCGTGGTTATATTCTTCCTATGGATTTATGATGCGATCTTCGGGGGCTGGGAGAAATGAAGCACAATAATAAATATAACTATCACCAGGGTACACGGATCATGGACCATGGAACACGGATCTATAACATAGCCGGATTTAAATTACCAAGTGTCACGACTATCCTTGCAAAGACCAAGGATCAGGAGTATTTGAACAAGTGGAAGGCAAAAGTTGGTTATGAAGAAGCAGAACGAATTAAGAATCTTAGTAGCAAGCGTGGGACTAGCATGCACAAGTTCATTGAGAAACACATCACGGGTGAAGGCTACGACGATCTTACAGAGATCGGTGTCCAAGCTAAGCCGATGGCTCAAAAGATTATTGACATAGGACTCACACCAGTTGAACATTATTTTGGTTCTGAAGTCATGTTGCATTACCCAGGATTATATGCTGGCTCAACAGATTTAGTGTGTGAACACAATGGTTTAGAGACAGTTGTAGATTTTAAGCAAAGCAATAAACCCAAGAGAGAAGAGTGGATTGAGGACTATTACTTACAGATAGCAGCCTACGCCATGGCACACGATTACGTCTATAAGTCCAAAATAAGGCAAGGTATTATAATGATTTGTACACCAGATTGCTACTACCAAGAATTTAAATTTCAAGATGGTGAATTAAGGCGCTGGAAACATGAGTTTTTGAAAAGATTGGACAGCTATTATTACCTAAAAAACGATTATAAAGAAGAAGCACAAATAGATACACATGAATTATTAGCAGAATTTGAAAAGGAGGCAAACAAATGAGGGAAAGAGTCTACAAGACTATGGTCCAAAGATATACCAGTCAAATGGAGGACGCTCTATTAAAGATTGATATGTTATTGACCAACGCAGGAAGTAATTCTGTGATGGTTGACCATTCAGATATCACTGGTGAGATAGACAAACACCTGGCAGCATGTGCTGCAGCTTCAGAAAAGCTGGCTATGCTCAAACGATTTTACAGCACCAATTAAGTCTAGAATGTGGCAGGAATGTGGCAACAATAAGGCACAGATTTGCGACCTTGGGGGTGTCGCACAGGGGTCGCAAATGCCTCGTGCGACGTCGCACATTTATCCAAAATTCAGTTGTTCTACTTTTGTCCGAAAATGCGACCCCCGTGCGACCCCCGTGCGACCCCCTTGCGACCCCCTTGCGACCCCTACCGAAATTGATTATTCGTTTACTCTAACAACACTAATAGAGGATTTAGGGTTTTGTGCGACCCCTATTTCTAATTTTTTGAGCGCGACACAAAAAAATAAATATTGTATATATAGGTGTCGCAAAGTTGAATTATGGCAAAATTATGGCAAAGAAACGTAAAAAAACTAAATATAGGCATGTAGTCATCAACAAGAAAAAGTACTACTTTTATAAAATTTCTTGGCTTGACATAACTGCGGATGGAGGGCATGCTACTCCTGATGAGTTCGATAAGTTCGAGTGCTCCAAGATGGTCACTTTTGCTTACGTATACAGAAGGACCAAAAAATTCGTCTGGACTTTTGCAAGTTATGACGAGAAGGATGAGGCTTATTCAGATAGGAATGTGTTCCCTACAGGGTGCATAACTGAATTAAAAAAATTAAATGTGGAATCTAAATAATATTTATATCTTTATAGTTTTACTAATACTGATTGCTTTTTCTCATTACCTGGGACAGTGGCTAACTTAGATGTTTGAAGCTTTGTTTCCTTTTGTTTTTTTCCTTGGGCTTTTTGTTTTTTTGGCTTGGGCAACTCTTCATTGGGAGGAGTAACATTTAAAATTGGTGCGTAGTCGTCTAAAATTTGTTTCATTTTATTTTCTAGTTCCTCTTCTGACATGTCTTCTAGTTTACCATGTTTTATTATTTTTCTGTCTATGTATAATCCTGCTGCCTTTCCACGATTTGCTTCAGCGTTTACTGCAGACGAGAAAGAACCCTTCTTCAAAGCAGCTTCTCTGAGTCTAGCAAGTTCTGCTATGTGTCCTTCATAGGATACTTCAAATTTCTTGAGTCTTTCTTCTTTAAGTTTTCCAATGTGCTGAGCCACGAGTGGAGATAGTCTTGGATTCATTAGTTCTGATCCTTCCTGTCGTGCTCTCTTGGGTGAATAGCCAGCGGCTACCGCTGCCTCTGTTTGAGTCATAGGTCCATCAGGCCCACCGAATACTACATACTCGGCGAATCTCATTTGCATTTCTGTTAATCTTTTTGGAACACCCATATTGACAATTTAAGGTAACAGTCCTATAAAGTCAATATGAATGATATAAATATGTTTGATGAAATTAATTGGAAAGAAAAATATGAGAAAGAACACAGGCTCAGACAAGAAGCTGAAGGTGAAGCAGCAATGATTAAGGCCACTACTGTTTATAATTCTCCGGAAATGAGAGAGATGAAAACTAAACTGTCCGAGACAGAAATAGTTCTTAAAGGGACCAAACAAATTGTGAATGACATGCACAAAGAGAATCGAGATATCTTTGAGCGTCTTGCTGAAACCTTAGAGATTGATGAACGCCATAGAGAAATGAATGGAAAATTGCAAACAAGGTTGACAGAGTTAGAACAGGAGAATATAGAACTCTACGCGGACAATAAAAAATTAGCTAAACAAGTCGATGATTCAGTAGACCGTATGAGGAAAGCAGGCTTACTGTGAGAGTTAGAGAGTTAATGAATTTTATGACGGAGTTTATGGATAACAAAGGCAAAGTCGGCACAGGCCTAGGCGATGCTTCTGTTTTCATTCAAGTCGGTGGACATCTAGAAGAGTTAACAAAAATAGAAGTTCAAGAGAGTACAATCATAGGTGCAAACTCAATGAGATTAGTGTTTAAACCTACGACTGTTAAAAGATTTATAGCTCCAACCAAGTTAGATTTTTAAGCAAGAGTTACTTTGAAAAATGCAGTTAAACCTGAACGAAAATTATGGCAAGATCTTAAGAAAAATACATGTTCCATCTATTGGAACCGTATTGAAAACCTTAGCTTACTTGGGATGCCTGATGTATTGGGGTATAATACTTCTGGGCACTTTTTCACTGTTGAATTAAAAGTCGCAAAGGGGAACAAAGTTAGATTTTCTCCTCACCAAATTTCCTTCCATAAGTCACATCCGAAGAATACATTTATCCTGCTCAGGACCCTCGGTCCTAGAGCCTTGAAACTTGTTCCAGGGAACAAAGTTCAAGAACTATTGTCCATGGGCCATGAGCCCTGGACCTCTACTGATTGGATTCAGATTCAAAAAACTTTTGAGCTTGTCGCTTGAGGCTTGAAGCTTGAGGCTTGGAGCTTGAGGCTTGAGGCTTGCGCCTCGGGGCAGCTTGCGGCTTGTGCCTTGGAGCTTGGACCTTCCCCCGGTAGCCATTCTCCCTGGCCCATGCTTCATGGATCTCGTGTATTAGTTTAGTGTTTTCCATATGTCACTCGAGCTACATCCCTGTCCCAACAATTACGACAGCTGCCACACTTGCCACCCTGCTTAGGTGCCGGACAGGTCGCGTCGTGCTTCGTTGTCACGCCTGAAGTGTAAGGCCAGCTCTTCACCGGCGTTGCCTGGTCTATCATATGGTCTGAGATTATAATTTTTAAATTTGTTGGTACTATGGCAGGATCCATGAGTCGTGTATATTTAACTTCGCGCGTTGGCAGCCAGTGCTTGGTGCTTGGCGTTTGTTTACAGACTTCGAATATGTTCTTGAGATGCTGGACGCTCTGAAGGTCCCCGGCGTCGTGCCATCTAAAATATTTTTGCCTCTTGATTTGTGCAACCATGGCCGGGATCCATGAAGGATGTCTCAGGCTCTGGAGCCTGTAGTACTGAGCGGCTTTAATGGCAGGATATCGGGTATAGTTGCCCTTCAGCGCGTAGCAGCCTGAACAGACTGAGCCCTTCACGGCCCGGAGCTTGGCGCCTACTTGGCACTCCCATGCAGGTAGACTGTAAGACAGGCCAGGCATCTTGGACGTTCGAGTCATGGACCCGGTTATCTTTCTTGCTTCACTTACTTTCATAAATTCTTATACCTTTTAATTGTGGCCGAAGCTTGACGCTTGCGGCTTGTGGCTTCCGGCCGGGCCGGCGGCCTGTACTTGCCCGGGGCGCCTGCGGCGCCCTGAGCTGAAGCTCTAGATCTTCATGTCACCTGGTTTGTGATTGAAGATTATGGACCGAGCTTTTTTGAGACTAATAGCTTTACGCTTATTAGAATCAGCAGCCTTGAGCATCTTTTTCAGGATGCGCATCTTATCAGCACGGCTGTGGTGCTTGTCCAAAAATTCCCGTAATAACATAATCCCATACTATCCCAGATCCTTGGGCTTGTCAAGCTTGGTGCTTGAAGCTTGGTCCTTGGAGCTTGAAGCTTGTGCCTTCAGGAAGGCCCGGCATTTCTTAACGTAAGCGGGACTGAGATCCCGCTTATCGTGGACGAAATAGTTCATTAAGTCGTTGTGTTTAGATCTAATCTTCATCGTCTTCTTCAGAAGGTGTTTCAAATGCATAAAAGACATGATCCTTCTCAACCCGGTCTCTGATCCAGATGACTGGACACTTGTCCAGCCAGTCATGGAATTCTTCAGACATGGGGCTAACTTTAGTCAAGAACCACCATATATTGTTTTGGGAAGTGCTGTCTAAACCAGTCGATCCCAGCCCGGACAATGTCCCAGGCCTCAAAGCGCTCAGCGCCAATGATCGTGTCGTAGACTGACGCCGCGTATCCTGGCATTTTAGTTTTTTCTCCAGTGAATCGATTCGCGATCTC